CGTAGCAGCATGTCTAATAACACCAGTATGTCTATCTGTAGTTCCATCATAATAGTGACCGACGAAACCAATGTCTACTAGATCTGAAGTATGATTATTAGAAGCTAGAATAATCAGAGGATCCGAAATGATTACCGAGCTAACGTTTGTGGTTACAAGGTTACCAGTGACAAAAATATCACCACCGACTTCTAGATTACCTTCAATATAACCGCGAGTGGCATGAACGTTTGCAGCCCAAACATAATTCCAGCGCTGACCTGATTGACCGATATCGTAGGCAACGTTCGCCGCTGGATTAAAATTTGTATTGGCTCTACCAATAAAACTTATATTGTCAACAATATTATTACCAAGAACAACGTTACCTGTGGCACTGATTGAATCAAATGTAACACTATCGGTAACAGCAACAGGCTGACCAATATAAACACCGGAAGAGTTAACAGTGACACCAGTCCCTGGATTTACAAATACACCGCTTGAATTGGCAATAATACCATTGTTTGCAAGAACTGATAGGGTACCGGTTGTGGTGATGGTACCACCAATAAGACCATTACCTGTAGCAACCGAAGAAACTCTATCACCCCAATAAGCAGAAGAAGCATTAGAAAGCAGTACCTGACCAGCTGTTCCGATACTACCATTAGCTTGCAACCCAACACTTGAACCGATTACGACTTTGGTTGAATTTGCAACAAAATTTGAACCGACAGAGAATGATGAAGCATTTACACTATTAGCAACAAAAACACCTGTGGCATTAACAACAAAATTACTACCAAGAGATACTGAAGAAGCATTGACAGTACCAGTCAGGAATGCGCCAGTGCTGTTGGCTACAAAACTTGAACCGACGGTATAAACAGCTGCGTTTACAGTATTAGAATTGATATTAACTGTTGCTAGGGTAGCAGTTGCTTGGTCAAATGTCAGATTTGCGTTAGCCCCAAGAGCACCGCTATTATTAAACTGAACTTGTGTATTCGAACCGACAACACCGGGTAGAGGAGTATTCCAGTAAATTCCACCAGTTGAATTGGATGTTATAACTTGTCCGTTAGTACCAAAAGCACCGTTAGCATAAACTTTGGTTGCAACAAGATTTGCCGCTCTGATTTCGTTAAGATATCCAGTTGTATTTGCTACAAGTGCCTGATTTGCAGTTAGGAATCCAGGAACCCTTACGCCACCAATCGCAACAATACTACCATTTGGACTACCAATATAAAGAACATCACCATTCGATGTATAGGCGAGCTCGCCATTAGCTAAAGATCCTGGAGTACTAGCGGTGGTACTACGTTTGATCTGAATTAAATTTGCCACTTAAAAATTTCCCCCGTCTAGATCCATTTGTCTAACGACATATTTATTATTTGTTGTATTGAACACCAGCGTGCTATTATTTGCCGGAGGAACTTGTGAAAGCTGAACATCAGTAATAGAAGCCACGGTAACATTGGATACAAGATTTGATGCGTAGGCTATTGCATTTGCATACGTTGTGGCGTCATTCGCCAGCATAGCAGAAGTATTTGAAAACTTTGTAAGGTCGGAAATAGCCGAAGCAGTAACAACAGGGACACTAGCCGGCATCGTCAGAAGTGAGCCGTTCTGATTGACTACTTTAACCTTATATTGATTGGTAGTTACAGATTTGACTACGAAAGACATATTACCTCGTCACTTGTGGAGTAACAGTTACAATTCCTTCAACGATACGAGAACGAATGCCGGATTGACTTTCGACCTCAACATCATAAACATAACGACCGGCAACAATACTACTAGTTGTTGCTGCATTCATGGAAAGAGTGACTAAACCAGTATTATTTAAAATTACATCAAACGTATAAGAATTTGAAGAAGAATACGATTTTCTAATTTGTGAGTTGGCTGTAAACCCAGTAAAGTCAATTGGTTCATCAATTGCATCATGAATTGTATACGTTGTATTGAACGTAGCACCTTGATCAATTACAATGTTTACTTTGGCTGCCATTTTAACCTCTTATGGAACGATGGAAGTTCTGATGAATTTAGCCACAACGTTTGCTGTCGTTGGAGTTAGCTGTAAAGCAATATTACCACCACTAATAACTGCATCAAAAGTACCAAGAGAAACACTATTGAATAAGGTCTGATATTCTGTTATGTATGGTGTTGTTCCATCATGAAGAATAATAAGTTTTGTCATATGATAATATGGTGTCGGCGTTACAGTCGTATCCGAAAGTTGAACCGTATATTCAAAAGAACGATATGATGAAGTCAAGACGACATCTATATTTGCGGCCGCAGTACTATTATTAAATGTATAAGTATTTGCATATTTATGCGCTATCGAATTAAGTAATAATATTCCAGTTGTAGAAATATTTGAGGATATCACATAGTTAAAATAACCGTAAAGCCAGGATGAACTAGAATTACCAATATTATAATAATTACTTGATGCCGGAACTATATTACCTGCGGCTGTTCCGGAATAAGTTAAACTCCCTGAAACCGCAAGACTTCCACCAACCGCCATATTACCGATTACGTTTGCATTACCACCAACACCTAAATTTCCTGTCACGTTTGCCGTTGACTGAAGATTTACTGCTCCTACAACGCTTAAAGTATTAGAAAGATATACATTTCCAACGATTGTGGTATTCGAAGTATTTGCAACTATTTGTGTACCGTTAACAGCAAAAACATTATAAACACTATTTGCTTTTAATATTGTATTACCTGTAATAGTTGTATTACCAGTGGCATTTAATGTACCAGAAGTTACATTTGTAACACTTGCATTGATATTTAAGTAATTGCCACCGATAGTCGTATTACCACCGGTGGCTATAATATAAATTGAATTGGTTGTAATTACTACGTTTGAATATATTGAATTTGCATTAAATGATACTAAATTTGAACTTGCATAAGTAAAAGCAGTATTTGTAATTAAATTAAGTGTATTGCCGGTAGCTAAAGTCCCACCAGCAATACCCGTATAAGCAACTAGGGTGTTTGCGCCAAAATAACCATTTACATATGCGTTTCCGGTTGATAAAGATCCGGCTGAAGAAGTGTCAACAGTAACTGTATTCTGAGATACAATAGTGGCAAGTGTATTTGTTTTCGATAACCAAGAACCGAAGGTATCGGTATTTGATACGTTAGCTACTGCAATAGTCATATTTTATTTCTGCCCTATCAGTTGTCTTAATAAAGACTTAATTTCTTCTACATCATTCTTAAGCTGATCATTTTCTTTAAATAACTTTTGCAATTTAATTTTCTCTTCGCGATCCTGCTTGTATTTATCAAGCTCTTTTGAGTTAGTATTTAAAACCGCTTTGCTGTCTTTTAACCTAACAAGATCCTTATTATCTTTTACTTTTAAAATTTCAGTCATAAGTTTATACTTGTAAAGCCAGACAACGCATATCTGCCATTCTAGGAATAATCTGAGTTGTATTGGAAATCAGAACAATCTTAGTCGCAAAAGTTTTAAATGTTTCATATACACCATCATTCAAAGTAGTATATCGAATGATGTTGTTATTATTAGCATATTTAAACGCACCGTATTGAGACTCAAGACCTGGGATCACTCCAACCGTAGCATTAGCAGACGCTATTGACAAGTTAGAAGATACGGTCAATACAGTGGAATTAGGTATTGCTACAACTTGTCTAACATTAAATCCAATTGTATTGGAAGAAGTATTAGCAGCCACATAAACAAATCCACCGGCGGTAAATGCGGCAGTTGAACTTACCGTAATATTTGCCGAAGTTGTATTCACCGAGGCACTATTGGCAATAATCATAAGTGAAGTTGGTAGATCATAAATCAACTCGACGAAGTCATCTTTATTTACAAGACTGCTGGTAAGGGTAGGATCCGACAATTCAGCCATAGCGGACCAATCTTTACTTGTAATGCTATCTGCATCAGCACCAGCCAAGAATTTACCATAGACTTTAAAGTTACTGCCAGTAGGTCTATATGCGGTGATATAACAAATCATATCTTCCGCGTCTTGTTGATCCGCAAGAATAACGTTTTTTGAAACATATCTAGAAGCATATTTTTGAGCATAACCACTGACTTCACCAAACGCAGTCACACCAGTAATATTAGCTGATATTGATTGTGTTGTGTTGTATACTGTGGTATTTGATGAAACAAATTTAGCCACCGAAGAAACATTAGAAGAAGTTACATTGACTACATAAATTGTGCTTGAATTAGATGAGAACACAGTGGCACTAGCAGTAACAGTTGAATTGGCTTGCTGAATATTATCACCGGCATAAAAATTACCGTTTGTATTACTGTAAGCAATTCTGTATCCAGATAGATCAGATTGCTTACAAATAACATTATCAGTTAATGTTGCAAGATTACGAATCGTATCAATATATGGGCTAATCTTTGTATTAGAACTACTTAAGGATGCAGAAACAGACAGTGATCTATTGCCGCTCAAATATGCATATTCATTACTTCTGGACACCAGCATTCTAGGTTTATCAATGAATTCATATGGTATATCACTATCAACAGTTATGTAAGAAGAATCCACATTTCTGCTGGTATCAGTCCCTTCAAATCCCCAAGCTATATCGGTTTGATTTGGGTATATATTTGAAATTTGACTTGTTATACTTTGGTAATTCGTATCAACAATTTTGTTAATCTGTGCGGAAGCACCTGATGAAACACCAATAAGAATTTGACCATTACTGTTAGTAAAATTTTGCGATGAATTGGCAGAAACAGCATAGATACTTAGAATACCATTATAACCAGGTGTAATCGCACTGAAATATCCTCTCAGATTTGCATCGGCTCTCACTCTACCAATGATAGCACTTGTATCTGAAAAGTTAATATTTGAATCTAAAGTCAAGGTTCTAGAAGTAGGTGAAATGGATGTAATTCTTTTAACATTTACATTAGCACCTGTATTAGTCCCGACATAGATGTAATTGTTTACCGTAAAGTCCGTAATTGTAGTTGAATTTGCATTCGGTACAGTGATAACGTTACAAGCGGAGGTTGTAACAACAGTTTGATTTGCAAATGACGGGGCGGTAGCAACAAGATTTGATGTATAACTTCTTAATGTATTGATTGTATCAAAAGCTCCGTAAGTATTACTCATAACAACCGCTGTTGTATTTGCAAATATAACATTTCCGTATGCCGTGGCTTGTGAAAGATTAGCAGTAACAGTTCCGGCAGGCTGAAATACAGTTTCCCCAACGGTAAAAGTATTAGAACCACTTATTGTCAACGAAGATATTTGTAAAGAGTTGTTGGAAACAACAATTTGTTCACCTCTAGAAAATATACCAATATGTTTGTTGGTAGAGAATCTATCAATTGCAGAGTTTTTAAATACTGCAGTTGCTGAAGAAGCGGTAAACAATGCTGTATAAAGATTATATTTCATACTTTCGCTTTGAATCGGAGTAAAATTTAAATCATTTGATGATATAAACAAAGAACCGAGCTGATTATTAGTAAAAATTGGAGTATTAGTTACAATATCAGTTCCGTTAAGTGCACCAATCCAAACATTGTAATCTGGATTACCCCCGATAGGAACAACAACCAAAGCGTATTGTTCATTGGTTCTTAAAACTACAGGTGTATCAAAAGTAAACGTTGTACTTACCGAAGAGTCTTGGCTTGTATTAACTTGTGATGTATAAAGAGTTTTGGAACCATATGGCACCACTTTGCTTGAAGGAAAACCGTTAACAGTTTCTCTTATTTGTAGCTCAACACCAAAAGTAGACGATTTGCTTTGGAAAAACAAATCTACTTTTGTTAAGAAAACAGCATCAACACCTTTGTCAGGTTCATTTACAATAAAAGTTTGAGCAATTGGCTTCGTCATTTACTTTTTGTTCCGTTTTAAATATTTATATATACATACAAATTTTGATTAATCGGTACCACCACTACTACCACCATCACCACCAGCATCTCCTCCAGCGCCATCACTAGAATCACCGTCAGAACTACTAGCGGCCGCATCCGCTCCTGGACCAGGTCCGGCCGCGCCAGAGTCACTTTCACCACCGTTACCAGGTGAACCCATATCAACGGTTCCGCCAGTATAGTCATTTGGTGGTGCATAATAACCAATATCCGGTACAGTATTATCTATGGGAGTAGTTGGCGGTTGAGTGGTATCGGTTGATGCTATTGAAGTATTACCTGTTGGTGGCTGCGACCCGCCACCCGGCGGGGTTTGGGCTGTCAGCACTGGCAACGCCACTTTCCATTCATTTGTGGTTGTAGAATTCTGATATATTGTTTGAGTATCTGAAACTTCTTGTGTAACAATTTGAGCCGATCTTATTGTCAACAATGATTTTTGTTTTTGCACAGAAAGAGCAGAACAAAATAAACTATATGTAGCTTGAGTAGTTACGGCACTTTCGCCTTGAGCTAGATTTGAAATATCAGTTAGTTTAAATTCTAATTGACCACTTTTAAATACATTAGCCGGCACTTTAAAGATACCATAGACATTACCGTAACTATCACTAGTTATTTGTCCACCCCAGTTATTAGTGTGTGAATAAACAGTTCCATCATAAGCAATATAAGTATAAGCACCGGCTGTTGTTATATAATTACCGCCCGTTTGTGCCCAAGATCCAGCATACGGAATCAGATTTAGACAATAATTACTTACGTTAACACTATCAAAATATACATAAAGATTTGTATTTGGTTTCATACCTTTAGCGGTAAAATATACATCTCTAGATGGTACAAATGTTTGTATTGAAACATCTGTGACATAATCACCATTATCAATTGTAGTTTCAGTAGGCTGTGTCGTAAAAGTTCTACCGACACGAGTTTGTTGTTGAGCCAATGTTGACGTGGTTGTGGTTGCAAAAGTTCGCGAATCCTGAGAACTGGCAGTTAAATTTGTTTGACTGTTTTGACCAACAAGAGAAGGATTTCCAGCATCGGTCCAATTGCCCCATTCAGTCCCAAGTCTACTACTTGATCCTCCGCCAACAAAGTTGGTATAATTATCAATAGTTGAATTAATTAACGGACGCTGTAAAAGATCCGGAGCTGTAATGCCGGGGGGATTTAAAATAAGTGTTCCGCGATAATTATATATATTGCCTTCGATACAGTTTCTATACTTGGAAGCAAATTTTTGACTCTGATTTAAGTTATTTGCGGTATAAGGTAGAAGAATTAAGTCGCCAGTTTTAACAGCTGTTGATGATACCGAATCAAACTGAAGATCGGCTGTCATCTGATTAAATACTGGTCTGGCTTCCGTGGTATTTCTGTCGATTGAAATATTATAGCTTTTATCATTTGTATTACCGATCGAATGATCTCTGAAAGGATCAACCAAAATACCGTTTTTAAAACGATTTTGTCCTGTCGCATCACTACGAACCAATAAGGAATTTGTCGATTGTTCCAAGAGTGTTAAAGAAGTATAATACTCAAGTCTTTCAATTCTCTTTGAAAGTTTATTAATATCCGCCATAGTGTAGCGTTTTGTCTGAAGCAGACTAGTTTGAATAGAATAATCATAACGATTATATGTTTTAGCTTCAGTTGGAGTGAGAGAAGGATACGGTGTCACTGTAGCAAAACCAATAGTCATGGTACCAGGAATTTCGTTCGGCGGAACAAGCGCCAACAAAGATTCACCCTCAGTCACAAGAATTTCACCGGCTGTTGTTAAAGCAATTCTGTCTTTTCTCGGTAAGTAATATTGAACAACGGACTGATAATTTGTATCAGGTGAGACAAGATAAGCTCCACCGGATCCATATGTTTGCAGAGTAAGAGTATTTGAAGGATTAACTGTTGCGGATACAATTGTAGCATTAGCTACGGCTGTATTTACAGCGTATGGTCTAAAGTCAATACTATCTCTAAGATCAACCGCAGTACCAATCGTTGAAGTATATTGTGGTATCTGATATGTCTGAATTGCGGAAGTGTTTGATGTATTAGCATCGTCGATCGGATACGAAGCGGCTGTAAAGAATCCAACACCTTGAGAAGGAGATGCAACAAAATTATCTACTGAAACAAGCAGTGTTGCATTTGGTGCGATTGGTCTTCCAGAAGAAATATATGCAAGACCGTAATATGAATCTTGTTGACCATTATTTAAACCAAAAGAACCCGTAATATTAAGATTTGTATTGGCATAAGTTCCACCAGTTTCATCAATATAAACGGCATTTAATCTGCGAACATCTGGAATACCAAGACACCAAGGCCCTGTAACTCCACCAGCGTTGGTATTTGCTTGAATCTTGATATAGGTTGACTTTTTTATTTGCTTAGCGATAGGTACTGTACTTGATCGTAAAGTATTGAAATATACTGATGCCGTAAAATCAGCATTACTTGACTCACCTAAAGCAACATTGGCTGTGGTGCCTGAAGTAATATTAATTGTTCTTGAAAGAGAAGCAAAATTAATAGGAACACCGGCCGGCCAGGTCTTTTGATGCGTAAGACCGGAAGATGTGAAAGCAAATACGGAATCAACAGTCATTGAAATATCACTTGTAACAGCTACAATTCTTTTTGTAGCTGTATTACAATAAAAATAATCACCGACTTGATATTGTGATACGAATAAAGTAGAGGATCCCACAACATTTGTAGATGATGTATTGACCGATACAGTCCCTGCTTTAGTTGTGCTATATCCATTTGCAGAAGGTATTATAATAAATGATGTTTCGGCAGATTGTGATAAGGTTCCAGTACCATAATTAAATGACTCGGTACCTGTACCTACAACGGCGGGTATTGTAAGAGCCAAAGATCCACTTACAGCAACAAAACTTGAATTGACTCTATTTCTATAAACGTATTGAGCTGTTGTTGAGAATCCTTCAGGTCTAATAGCATTTTGTCCGAATGGATAAACCATCAATTCTGCATTTGAAGCTTGTATTTTAGCAACGTTAACACCGTTGAAGTCTTTATCGAGAATAATATCAGCTACTGCCAATAAACTACCATTTGAATAAATTATGCTTCGTACATCGGAAATCTTTTGACCTGGTAGCATTTGAATATTGAATACGTAGATTTCATATACAGCATCAACACCTGGAGTGCCTGATGCATAACCAACACCACGAATATAAGCAGTACCGATTTTTGTAGTGGCGGAATATGAAGTATTTAGAAATGTTTTTCCTGAAATAGCTGTTTTTGCCACACTATGTAGATCGACTTGGGTCGCATTTTTGTTGTTAAAATCCCCACAAAATTCATTTACATTTAGATAATAACCAAATGTGGCTGTTACAATCTGATTGTTAACAGTTGCATAGTCAAGACCTTTTCTCAGATCAGCGGTATTATTATTGATAAACTCAACTCTGTATCCCTTTACATAACCAATACCTGGTGATGCAACAATACTATTATATGTGGTATTTGCAGCACCATTTGAAATTTTCTTGGTTGTGCTCAGTAGAAACGGATTGACAATGTAATCGCCGTTTGTTTCATACGTTCTGCGGGCTGTATCTTTAGACAAGGCCGCATATTGCGGATCATTCTTAATTGAAACCGGCAGACCATTCTTGAAGTCACAAAGTGAAAAGAATGAAGTGGTATTTGATACGGTATTAGATGCTCTTGTAACCAGAGTAGGAACAAGTTTCAAACGATGTGCACCAGGAGCATCATAATTTGGAGAACCGGCAGCATTATCAAGAAGTGATGTATCAATCTCAGGAGTAACAATTTCTTCTACTGCATCGAACCCAACGGAAATATTATCGGGGACATTATTGTATTTTGATACAACCAAAGTTTGAGGCTGAACTCTAATAAAGAAACCTTTCTTGAAGATTACACCTTCAGTTGTGGTAAATCCATATCCTTGACCTGTTGAATTGGAAACTGTAGCAACAACAACATTTCCAATATTCACATTTGAAGAAGTTTGAATTTGAATTACTTCACTATTTGCAAATACACTTTGCTGAGAACCATTTGCAAATGTACTAGAATTCAAATACTTTAAATAAAGAGTGTTTAAATCTGGATCAGAAGATTCATAACCACCTAATGCATTTACAACTTTTGCTTGTAACCCGTTATTATTAATAGCAATTTTACCAACAAAATCATTTATATTTGAAATAGCAGAATTATTAGCATAATTATCTTTAATCTTTACATAGTTGTAAGCATTATCAAACGTAAATCCACAACCCTCAACAACAGAACCTTCTTTAAAAATATGACGGCCAAATTTATCAATCTGATCTTGCAAAATAGTTTGCATCTGATTGAGTTCTCGTGCTTGAACGGCAGCCGCTGGGCGATATAATACACGATAAAAATTCTTCGTTACATCATAATCATCGAAGTAAGGCTTACGTGAAAGGTCTGTATCTAGTGCCATTCTATCCTCTTAAAACTTTATAATCAGTTTGACTTCTTCTTTAGAAGTTGTTGAACGAGTAACTGGTGTAAAACTTTCCACGTAAATCATTTTTCCTGAATCTCTAACCAAATCGGGATTTGTAATTAACAGATAATTATTACAAGTACCTGAAGCCCCTGAAGTCTGACCAATGATAGCATTTGAACCAGCTTGAAAATTATTTACGTCTGAAACATCGCTCAAAATTAAAACAGGATAAACAGAAGAAATAGTTGCTGTAGATCCTAATCCATTATTTATAGTGTGGGTTGGACCGAAAGATAAACTTTGACTTACAGCGGTCAATTTTATATAAGTAGAGTTTGCAAAAATACAAATACCATTAGCACCTGTTGTAGTATCGGTTACAGTCTGCCCAATTGCAACTGTTCCACTCATAGAGGAAACCAATAGATCTTTTTCATCGCTATTTGAAATAATTCTACCGCTTGCAAGTGAAATCTCTTGTTGAACATATTCATTATTGGAAAATGCTCCGGTATTAGCCGTGAGAGTAATTCTTCCGGTTTGATTAAAATGAATACCAAAACTAGAAGATACATCGGTTGTACCGTTAGCAGTATAGATACTGGAAACAGTAGCATAAGCATTTACAACACTATCATACATAATATCTCCGGCGACAAACTGACCGACAACATTACTCATGAAATATACACTATTGTTTACTATTGAGGTTACTATGCCGATCGACCCTGAATTGGACTCAGTAATAATTTCTGCAGAATTACCTACAGGAAAATAAATTGTATTGGCCGCATTTACATTTGCTGTTGAATTAGAATAATATCCATAGATTGTATTTGAGATATTAAATGTTCCCTTAACACTTTTTAGTTGAAGGAACGAAGAGTTACCATAAACAACAACGCCAGCAGCATTGGTTGATGATTGTAGAACAACTTCGCCTGCTGTCCATCCACCACCTGTAGAAGAATAACTTGAAGTATTAAGAGTAAAGTTTGTCCTATCAAAATTTGTAAGAGTTACTTTAATGTCTTTAAATTGTGGATCTTGAAGAATACCAACTTTTCTATAAGAACCATAACCTAGTATTTTATAACTTTCATTTGTTATGGTATCAAATACAGCATCAACACCAACATATCTACCACCAAGTTCAGTTACGGCATCATATCCATGACCATATACAGGAGATATAATTGCTCTGGCTTGCGCACCAATACCATAATTTGTATTTGCATAAATTGAAACATTTGCTTGTGTAAACCCCGTACCTGGATTTACTATATTAATACCAACAATATTATAACTTGAATTAGCCGATGTATTGACAACAGCAATTGCAACAACGTTGGAGCCGTCACCTGTCACTTTTACAGTAGGTCCAATCTGATATTCTGTTTGATCATTTGGTAATGATATTTTAGCAATCAAAGTTGCATTACCACTTGAAGTACCGTTTGCTATAGTTCTAAATGTTACAGGATAACCAAGTTTAAATTCACCGTAAGGATTACTAATGGTAATATTAGGATTACTTTGAACCGACATAATTTGGGATTTTTGTAAAGAAGATTCACCACTTACATAAAACTGATTCCCGCCACTATTAGCTTGCCATGTTCCGGCCACACTCGATAAGATAACAGTTGAAGAATTGGAAAAAGCTACAACAGCATTTGCGCCTTGGTTTACCAAACTGACATCTGTCATATCAACTTTCTCACCTACAGAGAAGTAAATTCCAGATAATGATGAATTTGTAATTGCTATCTGAACAGATGTTAGATTGGTATTCGATATATATCCGTTTGATCCAGAAATCACAATTGATGTAGGTTCGGCGACAACCGGCATTTTATAATGAGAGTTTGCAGAAGCTGAGAAAGAATTATTAAAAGGCTGGCTGACGATAAGAGCAGTCGTGTTTACAGTGTTAACAACTCTACGGATATTACTAGTAGTGTTTGCACCGATACGAATGTATTCATTATTAGAATAACCATTGGCTGAGTCGTTAAGTTGTGTTCCAGAACCAAAGATGATCTGATTATCACAGTACATAACAGCCGAAGCTGTTTGTCCTCGAAAGCTGTGACCTGTTTGGTTCGCACCTTTTGTTAGAGCAATACGTGAACCGACAGCAGTTGCTTTCAAAGCAATAACTGTGGAATTAGCAAAGTCAACATAATAAGTTGTACCAGATGTAAGCCCACCAATAGCAGTATTACCAGTTGCTACTGTATAAGTTATCAGATCGTTGGCGGTATAAAAAGCTGTCGCAGAAGTTACGTTTGCGACCAAATAAGTTACGTTCGTATTACCAGCAGCTGTTCCGCCGGTTGCGTTAGTGATAGCTATATTTGATACTGGAATAGTTCCAGATAAAGCAAAACCTGCGCCAGTATTCGCGATTGTAAACGTGAGACTACCACCTGTTGAGTTTGTCGTAAAAGTGACGGTGGCGTTGGTTGTTGCCGATTTAACTGTTATGATATCGTTATTGTTATACCCAAGAGCGGTTCCTCCGGACAAAGAAATATTGTCCAAACGAGTAAGATTGATAACGTTATTTGAACCACTGCCAGTTCCAGCAGTCACTGCAGTATTAGAGTTGAATGTCTGTGCAGTAGGAGCCGATATTGTAAGCAAAGGAGCTACAAAATAAGAATTACCTGCTGTGGTAATATTGATAGCTGAAATCTTACCAGTGCTATTGGCTTGAGCATTAGCAACAGCACCGGTTCCAGTTCCATTTGCTGTAATCGTCACTGTAGCATTTGCTGTATAACCGGAACCATTTGATGTAATAAAAGCAATATTACAAGCCCCGACATTACCCACAGATACAGTACCAGTTTTTAAAGTTCCGGAATATGCTGTATCGACGATAGGTAGACCATTCTGAAAAATTGTATTTGCTACGTATCTTGTTATTTGTATAACAGAGGTATTCACCGCCAATACTTTACCAGAAGCACCAGTATCGGACTGTGTTACAGTTCCACCAGTATTAAAATAACCTTGAGTATACAGATAGTTTATAATATCATAAGGTTGTTCTACATAATAGCCGGTAGTAACAGTTCCTGATATATTAGCAAGATCTAGTCTTGTATAAGTGTCGAACGGTTCATTAACAACAATTTGTTTGGAAGTTCCGTTTGATCCAGCAATCTCTCGAATCTGACCAGCACCAAATCCTGATTTCAGATAGATGGAAGAGTTTACATAATAGTCATCTGTATTTGATGCTGTTAATGGAAGCTGAACGACATATTTGTTAACCATCCCACCAATGTAACCTGTTTCATAAACAAAATAACTATTTCCACCATCGATGATTTTAATGACATCGATGGAACCTGGAGTCGTGTTACCTTGAACAGCAGCATTAGTACTAACAGGGATATAATTTGCTGTAGTAAACTTAGTATTGGAAGCGGAGTCAATAGTATACATATACCTCCAAACGTAACCGTCTCCAGTTTTAAACGTACCAGAAGTAGAAGTTAGCGTTGGTTTGACGTAAGAAACCACACCGCCGTTATTATCAATACACTTATATACTTCATATTTGTCTGTGACAACATAAAATTGTTTGTTATAAAGATCACCATCGTCCTGGTCATATATACTATATACAGTATTACCTGTCCAGTTATATCTGGGTATTAAATTATTAACATCCGAGTATGTTAAAAGCTTACCATAAAGCATATCTTTATATAAGTATTGTTGAACTTGAGCAACGGAATTATTTGTGCTCAATATAGCTGTATCGTCATCACCTCCGGAACTATTAGCCCACGATTGAGGTTTGGAAGCAAACATATAATAGCCATTTCTTTTATTACGAATATCAGTAATAAAACCGTTTGCCTGATTTACATAATGATTAATTGTAAGTGTTGCCATCAGTTCGCCCAGATACCTTTTTTATTATTTATATAATTTTTACGATTGTGTCAGAGAGAAAAACTCCGGTTCTGATTCCTCGGTCGTAAGTTCATTTTTTAATCTAAAGCGACCGAATAAGGCAATCCCGGATGGATGAATTAAATCTTCCACAATTCCTTTATATACATTTAACATTCTATTGACCAAAATTTCATATGAAAAGTTTTGATAATAATAACTATCTTGAATTTTCATAATATCACTAACAAAGCCTTTATTGCTTTTCCAATAACCAGTGCCCTTGCCGTCCGTATCGACTACAGCAGCACCCGTGACAACAACACCCTTATTTATTGGTGTTGTCAAGAAAACAGTATCACCAGGAGAGAATCCAAACCCTGAATCAATAAGTTCAACAGCTGTAGCAACACCTTGTGCATTAGCCACGGCAGAAGTTACAACAGCATTGTGTCCTTTAAACCCGCCAAATCCATCTGGAAATCCTTGACCTAAAACATTGGGTTCAATGATGTCTATATATGGGTTAGAAGAATAACCAACACCAGGATTAATTTGTGAAAGAAATGCAATTGTTCCAGCCTCAATTGTAACAAAAGATAAAGTATCTGATATTCTAGAATTTAAATTTGCCACAGGATTCTTAGGAAAATTCCAATTAACGCTTAAATTTGCATTTAAATAATTTGTTATGTAATCAGTATTAATATAAAGAATTTCTTTATTAACTAGACCGCCGATCTTAAATGTAGCATTAGCTCCACCGCCACCGATTACACTAAGAACAGTACCTGAAACACCATTTCCATTTGTTACACTATCACCCACATAAAAATTTAAATTATTGCTAAAATTAATCATTTGAACAAATGAACTATTTGAAAATGTAATAGTTCCGTTTGCAGTTGTATTGGAACTAGTTAATGTATCGCCTACAGAAAAAGCCCCAATGGTGCCTGAAACTACTAGATCCAAAGAAGTTGCAACTGTTATTACAGCGTTTAAACTGTAACCGCTACCGCCGTTAACAAGATTAAACTGAACTTTACCATTCTCATCTCTAATACCAGCAATTCTAGCTTTACCGGTAACGCCCGATCCTGAAATATCAACGATATCGCCTTTTTTAAATCCCAAACCACCATTTTCAATTGCTACCGCAGTCAATGATCCAAGAATAACAGGGGCGTTACTTAAAGTTATTTCTGGAACTGATTCTGAAAGAATTCTTTCACCATATTTGAATCTACCTTCTATTGACGATAGATAAAGAATATGCATAAAACGATTATTAACAATTTTCTGATTTACAGATTCAACAACAGCTTTTGCATTACGACTGCTATTATAAATTCGTTTACCAATTAATTTTTCTAAATACAAACTATCGGAAACTTCTATGTATCTAGGAACAGTCCAATCGCCATCAGAAGGTTTTAAAATAAATTCACCGGGAATATACAATTCAATTGATTCGTTAAAAACCATTCTGAATAATAATTCGTATGCACGCGGAGTTCCTTTCGATCTATAAAGATCAAGTATATGTTTAACCAATAATTTTTTATCGGCTAAAACTGTTTCTGGTATTGAGTTTAAATATGTGTTTCTGAAATACTGAATAAAGTTTGCTTCAGTTGTGTCAATATCACCATAATCAAGTAATGATCTAGAATGATATAATACTTGATCTGTGGATTCAAGCCACTCATAATATGCTTTTACAAAAGCAATAAAATTTGGGCCCTCATCTTTATAAAATAAAGGGAATTGCTGAGGTACAAAAGATGATACAAATTTTTCTATTCTAGACATCAAATTGGATTTACCTGGATCGAAAGATTTTGTAAATCAACTTGTATTAAATCGTTTCCTTTGGTTATAATATCTAGATTGTTAGGTGTAGCAAAAAACTGTATTGATGATGAATCAACAAAACCATTTACGGTAATTTTGTTTAAAGCAATTTTTCCTGTTGCATAATCTATCTGCCCTGCAACGCTATAGGTTTCTGTTTTGGATATGTTTTTTAAATATACATTTTTTGATTTGTTTACAGCATTTACTTGACCATTTGTAGATTGTACTGGGACTATAGTAATATTTAATGGGTTAAAATCGGTATATTGATAATTTTGGCCGTTACTGATAAACACAGTTGATGAAAAAGACCCTGGGGTAATTTCATTACGAAAATCAATATCAATATAGGAATCAGTATTAAGCTGAGGATTTATATTTTTTCTCAGTGAAACGTAAGTTTCGTTACTGCTAATACTTTTATCGGAATCGTTAATTGCCGCTTCCAATCTGGATAATTTAAATGTTGTATCAAAATTAATTAAGTTGTTTGAATTATAATTACTAATTGCGTTTGTTACTATATTCTTTATATCTGTTGGAGAATTAACGGTTACTTTTGGATTATAGTAAACATAAGAAGTTATAAGCAAATAAAGATAATCGGGATCAATCATTTTTGGTACTATACCTAGAGTACATTTATCCGCCAGAAAAGTTTCTATGTCTTGTTTTTCAAAATTTGATAAAGGTGCGCCTGAATATGTTGCGGCTGCAATATAAACTCTGCCATAATTAACTGACGTATTAATCGTTTCACCGCCATAAACATTTACTGCTTTAACATCTCTGTAATTCATCATTACAAGATTTTTAAAATCATTGGTTGTAATTGCTCTATCTTGTGTCTGATAATGTCTAGGAGCATTAAATCTAATTGACTCAATATCTTCTGCAGTAGATCCGCTTGATGCAACTTGAGTTATACTAATTGATGATGTTATTGAACCAATACCATTAATTGGACCAAGATTATCATCAAGAATAAAATTGGTGGAACCATCGGCACCGCCCGCGGAACTGATTCTATATGTTGAATATATGACGGAACCATTGAGAGGGTAGTTACCAAAAACTCTATCACCGAATACCAATTCATATTTGGTATCTTCTGTTGCTTGTATAAAATACACATTTGATGTTGGTGTCAGTCCGTATAGGTTTGTAGCTTGTGTATATAAAGTATTTGTTTGTCCACCATCTTGTGAAACAACGATCGTAAGACTGTCCGTATCTATATTATCGTTACTCATAATAAACCGTTGAGCTTCAACAGAAGTATCAACAACAAACGTATCTGTAATATAACTGCCGTCATATAAGTCAATTGCTGATGTAAATTTACCTGCTGATGGGTATAAAATATAAGACTGATTTGTAGTAAAAGTAAATGTATTACTACCACTTTTACCTGTAAATCTAGTACCAAATGGTATTTGGAATATTGATAAATTTGACTGAGGGAACGAAATGTTTATTGTTGCTTTAGATGATTTTGCTGATCTTGGAACATAATTCAATTCTTTTGACTTACTGATAACACTATTTCTCAATTGGGCAGAATCAAGAAATGATTCAGATACAGCCATGTTAGTATAAAAAGCATTCATGTGTGTATTATATGTCAGAATATCAAGCAATACAGACATATTTGAGCCGTCAAAATCATAATCAGCAAATTGTGATTGATTTTTGAGATAAGACTTTAATGTGGATTTTAATGTATCAAAGTCAAGATTTACAAGACTGATTGAATTATTTGCCATTCTTAACGTACTCGTCTAAGGATCAGATTTAAATTTTGTGGTGTAATGCTATTTATTATGGAAAAAATAAGATTTACCGCTAAACGATCTTCCTCTGGATAATTGTAAATTTGCACCGAAAGTAAATTTACTCTTGGTTCATGAAATCGTATAGAATTTGTTATTGCATTTCTTAAATTTTCTTGAAGAATAATATCATTTGGTTCAAAAAGGGCATGATTGACATCAGAACCAAAATTAGGATTAAATCTTCTTTCACCAAGATTTGTAAGAAGTATGTTTCTCAATGCTTGTTTTATTGACTGTTCATTCTTCAATCGAACCACATCTTTTGTGATTGGATGTGGTGTAAGATCATCAAGGAAATCTGAAAAGAGATCCGGTATTAATTTTGTTTGTGTAAAATTATCGGCTCTTGTTGACATTTCTTATCCTGATACATTTGGTGATGGTGTTATTTGATCTTTAGTTACAGGTAATGTAGCTGGTATTAATCCAGCAAACGATAAAGGAAAGCCAATTAATTGAAGAAAACTACAAAATGTAAATGGTATATACGTCAATAGTGCACCGAGACCAATT